AAATCGCCATCTTGCATTTGCTCATCCTGCGACAGCAGTATCAAACTATTGTTGCTCACTTCGACTCCTCCTCTTGAATCAACCGATCGAGATACCACCTAGCCTTCTTGAGATCCTCGATGCCGTTTTTGAACCAGCACCGCAAAACGTACTTGAGCACCTGCCAATGCAATCCAGCCGCTTTGTTGTTTGGCGACTTGGCAATCGCCGCTTCGATGATGTCGATCGTCTCAGCGGGTAATTGCTTGTAGTGCAAAGGGTTGACCGGATCTGGTGTCAAGGATTGCTTGACTACTGGTGGCTCTCCAAACGGGAAGTCCATAAGCGACTGACGCAGCTGCTCGCTTGCGGTTTTGGTGCAAGCTTCGATAACTGGCTCTGGCTTTGGCTGAGTTGACCAAATCGCTTTCAAGGTTCGCTCTGCTATCTTCTGCGCTTCAGTTAGCTCTCTTTTTGTAGGTTGCTCAACTGGTTCGGGCTCGACGGGCTTTACTTCGCTGACCAGCGGACGGATACAATACGGCCCATTTTTGCACTCGATACAGCCCCGATAAGGCCCTTCGACAACCTCGCACAATACCCAAACTTTATCGCCGACTTTCATTTCTTCCTCCTTAACGCTGGATGATCCGACTTGACGACGGCTCGGAGTGCGTCGAATAACTCTTTGGTTCTTGCCTGAGATTCAGTCAGCTTTCGACTCGTTCGCTCAAGCTGCTTGCGAAGGTCTTTGTTTTCGGATTTAAGATCCTCGATGTTGGCAAAGTATTCGGAAAGTTTCATCGTAAATCCATCTCCATGTCCGCAGTTTGAGTCAACGCAGGATTGAGCCTAGTCTTATGCTTGCAAGCGTCCGACAGCTCGAACACCATCCATCGACCTCCAACGGTTACCCGTCGCTGTTCAGCCGCCCAACATGCGTCCTGTTGCAAAGCATACCAACCATCCATGCGACCTGTATCTAGGTCAACGATTAAGAATCTAGCCATTTCCAAAGTCTCCGTGAAACTGTTTAGCATTCATAAAAGCATCGGTAAACCGCTTACCGTCAAACGACAGGTTGACTTGTGCAATCTTCCCGTTCCGTTGTTTCTCCAAGAGGATTCGAGCCTCTTTGCTGTCCCGCTTGTCGCGATGCAACAGCATGACAATATCCGCGTCTTGCTCGATTGCTCCCGAGTCCCGCAAGTTATTGATCGATGGCACTTCGCCTTCCGCCGCTCGTCCCAATTGGCACAGCACAAGCAAAGCGATGTTTAGCTGCTTTGCTATCCTTGCAAGCTCGTTGCTTATCATCGTGACCCGTTCGTAAATCGATTGCCGGCCATCCTGACCGCGTATCAACCCAAGGTAATCGACAACCACAAGCTTTATCTGCTTCTTGGCAATCTCGGCTCGTATTCTCGATTCTATGCGTCCAATCGTTGCACCCGATGCTTGCCAGACATACAACGGCAACTCCCTAGCATTGTCGCAAGCTTTGAGCATCGCTAACACCGCTTGATCCGTGTAGCTTGCCGACTGCATTTCAGTAATGCGCACGTTGGCATCTTTCACAAATTGGCGTTGGCTTATTTGTTGGTTCGTCATTTCGAGCGACACAAAAAGCGACCCGTTGCCGCTGCTTGCCGCATGCCATGCGATATCCATCGCCAGTGCTGACTTTCCTATCGATGGACGCGCCGCAAGGATCGCATAAGACCCCAAAGGAATACCACCGGACAGAGCCAAATCCAGTTCCTCGAACCCGGTAGGCACAACAGCCGCCGCTGTCTTGTTGCTCCGAGCCTCTTCGAGTATCTCAAGGTAATCAGCCATTACCTTACCGATCTGTTCGACCTCATCCGATCCAGACTGCTTGACCCGAGACAGCTTCGATTGTGCTGCGTTGATTACCTCGTCTGGCTCAAAAGCAAGATCGCTTGCATCTTGCAGAGCCAATTCCAGAGCGACAACAACCCGCCTTCGCTCCGCCCACTTTGCAAGCTCCTCTGAGTGATAAACAGCATGGCCTGGAGTCGTCTTGAGCAACAAGTCGGCGAAAGCTTTGTCGCCACCGAGCCTTACGATCAATCCTCGCTTTCTTAATTCCGACGACAAGACCGACTCACGCCAGAACTCGATTCCACTTTTAGCCATCGAGTGAAACGCTCGCCAAATGTCGGCAAGCTCTTGCTTCAAGAAATCATCGGGAGTGACGATCTCTGCGACCGAATGAAAATCCTTTGGCCTTAACAGGATCCCGGAAATCAACTGCTCCTCGATCGCCTTGGCCGTCTCTAGGTGTTGTGGATGTAGTCCCATTACGCAGGCTCCCAATTGGCGTCAATCTTAGGCAGGTCGCTTTCTCGCTTGACAGGCTTGCTAGGTTGTTGGCTTGGCCTAGGTGCATTCTGAGCCCTGGTAAGCCAACCACCTAGGAACTTGGTCATCCCTCGATCGGTTTTTCGGTTTGCAGGATTGTCCTTTAGCCATTGAGCCGCTGTCCTCAATTGAGACTCTACGTCGATTCCAGTGAAGGTTGACAACCACTCATCTAGCTTGTCTTTTGGTAGATTCCATATTCCATTACCGGATGTCACAAAGTTGAATTCTGATTTCAGCGATTCGGCACTTTGTGGCGGATCGCACAAAGAATGATCCTCTCCTTGATCCTCTCCTTGATCCTTAGATCCCCCGACGAATCCTCCCGAATCTTCGCTACTATTCGGCGAAGCCTCGCGAATACTCGACGAATCAGGAGCAGGAAGCTTAGAAACGCTCGGCTTATCAATCTTTTGATGGGATCTCCAGTTGCAAATCTCAATGTAGGAACCACCGTCTTTCCCGTTGTATCGAACTATTGCTTTAACTTCTACTAGCTTTTCCAGCCACCCGTCGATGTGCTTTGGAGCGTCAGTATCATACGGGAAAAGAAGACTCGCGAGCATTCGCGAATTTCCGCGAAGCCTCCCCGAATCATCGGCAATAGTCCACAGCATGATGAAGCAGAGCCGAGCGTCACGGGGCACTCTGCCCATGCTCTCGCTATGCGGAAACTCTGGCTTGATCGTTCTAATTCGACCCATAACGGAAATCCTTTCCTGCAATCCCCACCTCCATAAGGACGCAAAAAATCTCCCAAGCATCCGTTTTGGCCGCCAGTTGTGCGAACGCACTTAGACACGGATGCAAGGGAGGTTGTTTCTTTTTGTCCTGGCGGCCAGCCATGCGTTCCATTATATCCACCTTTTCAACTGTAGGAAATAACACAAATACCTAAAAAGAGCCGCCCGCCCTTAAACCCATCGCTGAACAAGCATTCGGATGACGTTATTAGCAAGCGACTGAGGCTTGCTTGCCTCGTCTGTATGCGGCTTAATTCTCCCTCTTGCCACGTTATCGTAGTGAGAAGCTAGCTGCCTAAGTTCGTCAGCAAGCAACCTTGCCGACCTCATTGCAGAATCCCTAACCTTTTGGTCTTCATCGCACAAATCGCACATTTCATTGACTCCAATTAAACCACCGAACAACCGCCTTACTCGGAGCGTAAAAGAGCCGCCCGCCCTCTCGAACGAGCGACCCTGTGGCAAGCAGTGTGGAGATTAGCCACTTGCTTACCGACGGTCGATTAGCTGATTAGGCCGGCTCGTACCGCGCACCAGTTCATTTGGCTGGACTCCCATTGCAAAGAGAAGAATGGGCACCTAGCCTAGGCGAACTGACCTGAGAAGGATCAATCAAACGCAATCGGAACAGCATCGAGCTCGGTCAGGTCGAACAGTGTCGGAGCATTCATTTCACGCTCTGCACGTTCACAGAACGCTACACCGAATTTCCAGTAGTCAGGGTTCAACTCGATACCCCATCCTTTACGTCCCATCTTGATTGCTTGGTATGGCGTTGAGTGCACGCCTCCAAACGGATCTAGGATTACATCGCCTGGATTACTGTACCGCTCGATGAGCCTTTCTATAACGTCGAGCTGCAATGGGCAAACGTGATTCTCGGAAGTCTTTCGACTCAGCTCAGTGTTTAGTGTCTTAATCCTGATGATGTCTGTCCAAATGTCCGAGT